TTGTATGTGAATGTCTTGAGCTATTTTAACGTACTGAATAAAATTGTCCGTGTCTACGTTGCCATTCATTGCAGTGAACTTTACAACGTCTTGTCTTGTAATTAAAAGTGCTTCAGCCATTATCGTGTAATTTTTCTTTTAGGTTGTGGGTTACTTGGTAAAAATCCGTAGTTAGGCATATCCACTGGTCTTGCGCTTACTTTAGAATCATTCTTTACAACGTACCCTAACTTTTCAGCTTTTTTAACCGCAACTTGTTTTAACTCTTTACTGTTTACATCAATTTCTTTGCCGCTAAATGTAGCGTAAACACGTTTATTCCAACGGTGGTGACAATTACCACCGCCTTTATAGAACCAAATTGAATAAATATCTGCGCCTTTTGGTCCCCAACCTTCGTTTACCACTTGCGAACCCATTTTAATAATATCTTCTTTACGATATATTTTATTAGCCGCCATCATTCTACGACAAAATTCACGTTCGGCATTTTCAGCGCCAGCGTAAACGTACCGTGTTAAGAATTTAATACCCTCTATTACTTCGTCTTGCTTACTTGAAATGTTCGGTCTATTGTCTCCAGTTGAAACTAAGTTTACAATTTTGCTTAATAAAGACTGTTTAGGCTCTTTAGAAAGCGTTTCGTTCTCTTCGTCGTCCGTATCATAGTCTACCGTAAATTCGTCTATTAGAATTGAATTTTCGGGTTCGTCTTCGCCTAAGTTAATTAACGCTTCAGCTATCTTAAAATCTTTGCTTAGTTCCGTTCCCGTTTCTTCAGCAACTTGTTCTTCGTTTTGCGCGTTTTCTAAATCTACGAACTCCAAAGGTTGTAATGTTTTGAAGAATAACTTTAAACTGATTCCGTTAAAAGCTAAAATTTTGTCAAAAGAATCTATTATCTGGTCTTGAATAGGTTTAATTACCATATTATCGAATAGAATAGAAGCGTTCTTTATTTCATCAGCATTTGAACTAAATCCATTTGCAGAACCTAAACCGAAAAGCAAAGGACTTGTAACGTTATGCGCTAACATAATCTTTTTAACGCATTCCTCACTTAAGTATGTATAGTGTTCTGGCGCATCGTTTAACGGTAAATCGTCTACCGTTGTTTTACTTTCTTGGTTGTTGTTAAATGCAACTATTACTTTTTGACCTCGTGAACCCGTTAATTGACTTAATACTTTGCCTTTGATTATTTGTTGTTGTTCTTCAGTCGGTACACCGTTATTAAAGTTTACTACTTTAGTTCCTGAAAAACCGTTTTGAACTTCGTTAATTAAATAATCAGCTATTTCCTCTTCTAACTTTGCGTAAGGTAACCCACCTTGATAATCAGGCAAAGCGTAGTATTTCATTCCAACCGCATACGGTTTAGAATAAAGTATTTCTACTTGTTCGTTAGAATATCCAAACGCTGGAATTCTTTTAGGTACATATTTCTTTGTATCTTCCCAATTATCTGAATAGTAATACCCTTCTATTTCTCCGTCTTTATTACACTTTTCAGCACGTAACAAATTAACAGGCATATGAAAAGCCTTAAGAATCTTTTTATGCGCCTTGTCGTAGTGAACTTGCATAGCAAATTGACCGAACATTTTACGGTCTAAAACTATTTTACGAATGCAATCAGCGTGAAATAAAGCCATCATTTGAGCGTACTCGTTAGGCTTTTTATTAGCGTCTAACGCACTTAAACCACGACCGTATATTAATCTATTTACATTATTAATTACCGAACTATTAGTAGTTGAATTAACGTACCTATCTATAATAAACTGAAAGTAATTATTATCTTCGCCAAATTCTACCCAAGCATCTCGTTTTGATTCTTGAATTACGGGCGTTGTGTATGTACTTAATTCTAAAACGTGTATGTTATTCATAAACTATAAATTCATTTGTTGTACTGTTTGAAACGTATTGACCGTTATTTACTGTAAAGGTATTAACGTTTTGATTAGTACAAAATATCCTATCTTTATATACTACGACAGCACCGTTAATAAATACTAAATCGTAAAAATGATTTTCTACTAAATTAAATTCAGCTTCTAAAGTATCGTAATAGTCACCTACCGTGTGCGTATATCCAGTTATTTCAGTTGTTACGCCCGTTTGTTCGTCCGTTATTCCAACATAATTAAACGTGTGCGACCTTGGTATAAATACAAAAGTTTGATCGTTTGTTGAAGTATTTAGAATAATCATATATTATAAACGATTAGAGGTCGATTTTGTACCGTAAAACAAAAAACCCCTACCGAAGTAAGGGTTAATTGTATGCAAGTATATGAAGGAAATTATGAAGTAACTATTGTTGCGTCCGTTCCAGCTCCAGTTTCAAATAAAACTTTTAATCCGTTTTCATCTGTTACGTCTAAGAAATTAGCCGGAGAAACTTCCATAGCTTCAAAAGTCAAATTATAACCGTTAAAATCACCTAAAGCCGAACCTGAAGAAACAGTCCCCGCTGTTACGTCAGCGCCTTGTGTAAGTCCCATTAAAAAGAATTGGTCAGTCATTGTTCTAACTACAATTCTTGGACGTCCGTAAGCAAGTAGTTTAACGTTTTTATGCGTTGTAACGTCTTGTCTTTTTAATTGGATAGTAAGTGTTTGTTGAAAGAAAGTAGTACCGTTGTCACGGCTTGAATTAATTGTAGTTTCAAAACTGTTAGCTCCTTTCAATTCGTATTTATACAAGTTTATAGCGCTTGCGCCAAGTGGAGTCCAGTCAGTAATTAAATCCGTGTCCGTTGCATCGTATGTTACATCGTCAGAATTTAAATCGTCGTAGTTTATAAAGTAGATAGCTTTCAACCCCGAAACGGAGTCTTTACATTGTTCTATTCTACCATTTGTTATATCACAGCTCATTTTATTATTTTTTAAAGTTTAACAAAAAAAAAGGTGGTGTATATTGCACCACCCTTATTTATAGTTTTTGGTTTTTTAGTTAGCCGAGTTAACGATTCCGTAAGTAACTACATCTTCAGCGAATCCGTATTTAACGTCTCCCGTAAATCTCATTACCACACGTACATTCATACTTCCGTCAATCAATCCCATGTCAATAATTTTAACTTCGTTCATGTCATTCAACAATCCAGTTGCAAAATGTAAGTTTGAACTTTGAGAAGCCAAACCAGTGTTATTAGCTAAACCGTTAGCAAGGAAGATTGGTAAACCGTCAAAAGAAAGTGAACCGTTAGTGTACCATTGAGTCCCCAAGTTATTAGTACCGTTAGCACCTAAACCGCTTGCACCAAATCCACCTAAAGCACGGATATATGCTCTTACGATGTTAGAAGAAAGATACAATTTAAGGTCAGGTTGTCCGTACAATCTTGTTGGTATAGCATCAACAATAGAACCGATTTGCGCAATTACGTTAGAAGCATCAACAGTCGTACCCGAAACCTCTTGAGTAGAAGGTAAAGAAGCATCAGTAGTTAATTGTGTCATGATACCCGCAAATTGACCTTGTGTAGCGTTAACACCTTGCCAAATTGAAGTTTCCATATTAGCAGCTACTTTTTCAGCTACGTGTGCAATTAAGAAATCAGTAAACGACTTAGGCATTACATCAAATGCAGAGTAACCCATTTCAATCGCCTGCCAAGTCTGATGAAAATCTTTTTTACACAATTGTAAATTTATTTGATACTCCTCAGGTTGTAATACACGTTCAGTTAACGTAACTGTAGAACTCGCATCAAAATCGCATGAAGCGTTTCTGATTAAATCGTCTGTAGCTACTCGTTGAATTACTTGTTTGAATTTTACGTTAGGGTGAATAGTCATTCCACCTTGCTCTAAAGTTGGTGCGCTAAGGATAGCAGCAGCAATGTACTTACCAGCAAATTCACCAGCGTATGTAGTAGTGATATTTGTACTTGTACTTAAATTAATTTTTTCCATTTTATAATATTTTATTTAATTAAACAGTTGTAAAAGTGATTGCACCAGCAGAAGCTCCATTTCCTGAAACATACCAGTTTGTACCGTCACATTCTAATTCTACGAAATCACCGATTGTATCAGCAGCGTGTGCAAAAGTAATCGTGTTTCTATTTGCAGAAGCAACGAATACCGAGTTAACAATTGCGCCACCGTTAATAACAGCAGAAGCCGCTTTAACAGTCCACGCAGTAGTAGCAAATAATGCACCTACCGTAAAACGATATTTAAAACCCGCAGAAGTTGCAACCGCTGGTAAAGTTATTTGCGCCCCAGCAGCAGCGTTTAAAATAAATGACTTGCTTGAATCTTCAGCAGTCAAAGTAGTTGCACCTGTTAACGTTTCAACAAGACCTATTTGTCTTTCTACGTCGTTAGATACAAAGTTGTAAGTTGTACTCATTTTTTTTTGTATTTAGTTAATTATTTATTTAATTTTTCAAGTATTGAATCCATAGTTGTGCGTTGTCTTTTAGCACCCAATTTAATAGACTCGTTCGTGTTTTCGTTTTCAGGGTTAAAAGAAATTGGTTTAACTTCAGAAAGTTCAACTTCTTTAGCTTCTTTCAACTTAGATAGTTCCGCTTTTAGTGCGTTATTCTCGTTTTTAAGCGCTTCAATTTCAGAAAAGAAAGATTCTTTAATCATGCTTTCAACTATCTTTTTAGGGGCAGCTTTTGACGTTTCCATTTCTTGTTCTTTCTTCGCTTCCTCTTCGATCGGTGCTTCTTCTTCAACCTCTTCTTCTTCCGCTTCTTTCTCTTTTATTTCAGAAATAACACCTTCTTCTACTACTACCAAAATACGACCGTCTTCAAGTTCGTATTCTCCGATTGGCAAAGCTATTTTTTGTTCATCTTCAGTTACTACGAAAACTTCGTTTCCAGCTTCAAACATTTCAGCTTCTAAAACTGTAACACCGTCAGATAGTTTCATTGTTTCTAACTTTACCTCCATACCGAGTAAAGTTTTAATTTGATTGATTAGGCTATTTTTCATTTTTATTTTATTTATAATCCTGTTTTATAATTACTCATTGTTTTTGCTAAATCTCCAATTGCTTTAGCGTTGTTCATATAACCTTTAATTTCAGATTTTACTTTTTTCTCAACGCTTTCCATTTGAGGGTCTAAACCTAATCCAATTTCTTTTGCTTTTGCTTTTAATGCGTCCATATCTTTTAATGTAGCATTTCCGAAAGCTGCAATAGCATTGTAATTATTAAAGGCTTCTATAATAGCATTTTCAGCTTTGTTTAATACTTTCTTTGCTACATCTCTTTGACCTAAATATTTCTGAAAAGACGCAATAATATCGTCTCTTAAAGCAAGTTCAACTTCGTGCTTTTCAAGTTCTACCTTTTGAACTTCGTTAGCCTTTTCTATTTTCTTTAAAATATTGTTTATCATAGCTTATTAACTTATTGGTTTTTTAATTGTTCCTTTTTTATAAATGTACTATTGTAGAAGTACCTTGATTTACTAAACTTCCTATACCTTG